CGCTGCCGGGTGCCGTCCTGCCGGGCGGTGCTCGGCTGGGTCGCCTCCGGGCGGTTCGAGGCCGCCCCGGGGACCGGGCTGTTCGTCATCGCCGTGCCGGGGGACCGGATCGCGATCCATGCGTTCTGCGGGACGTGCCGGGCGGTGCGCGAGGTGCGCGGCCTGCGGGAGGTGACGGTCCGGGAGCCGACCGAGCCGGATCGCGTCGGCACGGCTCCGGAGCGCCCGGCCCCTGGGTGGTAAGATGCGGGGCGAACAACTGATCTGGCGGCGCGGGCCGCCGGCGTGCGACGACGAGTCGCCCCGGCGGCCCTTGTGTTGGGCGGGGGGATGGCGGGCGACGACGGCCGGGCGAGCCGGGAGATGACACCGAAGGCGGCGGCGGCGTTCGCCGTCTACGTCGGGCTGGGCGACGATCGGTCGTTGGCGGCAGCTGCCGTCAAAATACCGTTGCACGTTCGGCAACTCCAGGGCTGGTCGGCGGCCTACGACTGGCCGGGCCGGATCGCCCGTGTCGAGGAGGAGGCGGCGACCGCCGCGCTGCGCCGCGCCGCCCGGAGGAAGCTCGCCGTCTACGGCCGGATCGTGGACGAGTACGACCGGCGGACGGCGGGGGCGATGGCCGAGGCGATGCCGCTCGCCGCGCTGCACGGCATCCACGACCGGGTCAAGCCGCCGGAGGTGACGGCCGCCGAGACGCCCCCGACCGTGATCAACCTGACGATCGCGCCTCGCGGGGACGGGCCACAGTGAGCGCGACCGCGGCCGGCGTGCTCGACGTGAGGCTGGACCTCTTCCCGCGCCAGTTGCGCTTCGTGCTCGACCCGGCCCGGTTCCCCGGCTACGTCGGCGGCATCGGCGCGGGCAAGTCGCACGCCGGGGCGGCCAAGATGCTGGCCAAGGTGGCGACGACCCCGCCGGGCCTGAGCATGGTGGCCGCGCCGACCTACCCGATGCTGCGCGACGCGACGGCGCGGACGCTGATGCGCCTGATGACGGACGCGGGCTGGCCGTACCGGCTGCACCGCTCCGACAACGTGATCACGCTGACCAGCGGGCACGAGATCATCCTGCGCTCGCTCGACAACCCGGAGACGCTGCGCGGCCCGAACCTCGACGCGGCGTGGGTGGACGAGGCGTCGCTGGTCGCCCGCGAGGCGTGGCAGATCGTCAAGGGCCGCGTCCGCTCCGGCCCGGCCCCGCAGGCGTGGACGACGTTCACGCCGAAGGGGAGGAACTGGTGCTGGGAGGAGTGGGAGCGCGACGCCGACGCCGACCATCCGCTCTACCGGGTCCGCACCGACGAGAACCCGGAGTTGCCGGAGGGGTTCGGCCCGAGCCTCGGCTACACCGGGGCGTTCGCGGCGCAGGAGCTGGGCGGCGAGTTCGTGGCGTTCGAGGGGCTGGTCTGGCCGGGGTTCCGGCGCGACCGGCACGTGGCGCGGGTGGCGTGCGACGACTGGCGGGCGACGCTGGCGGTGGACATCGGCACGCGCAACCCGACGGCGATCCTGACGCTGCGGGGCGAGCCGGAGCGGCGGCACGTCCAGGCCGAGGTGTACCGGCGGAACATGAGCAGCGAGGAGATCGTCGCCGCGGTCGAGGCCGAGGCCGACCGGGTGAGGCCGGAGCGCATCTGGATCGACCCGTCGGCGGCGGCCTACATCGAGACGCTGCGGCGGCACGGCTACCCGGCGGCGAAGGCCAACAACGACGTGGTGTACGGGGTCGGGATGGTGGCGACGGCGCTGGACGAGGGGCTGACGATCGACCCCTCCTGCGTCAACCTGATCGCGGAGATGGAGTCGTACCACTACCCGGACGGCCGGGCGAACGACGACAAGCCGGTGAAGGAGTTCGACCACGCCTGCGACGCCCTCCGCTACGGGATCGCGAGCGAGGGCCGGCAGATGACGGGGCAGCTGGCGTACTAGGGCGGGGGCTGGGATGGGCATCGTCGCGACGATCAAGCGGGCGTTCGCGCCGGCGGAGGTGCCGGCGCTGGGCCGGTCGGCGCTGGGCGTGGACGGCGAGACGTTCGGGCCGCCGGAGTACGGCGACTACCTCGCCACGAGCAACGGGGTCTACGTCTGCGCCCGCCTCCGGTCGCAGTTGCTGGCGTCGCTGCCGGTGCGGGCCTACCGGCTGACGGCGGACGGTCGCGAGCCGGTCGAGACGGGGCCGCTGGTCGACCTGCTGCGGAGGGTCAACCCGTACTGGACGTTCACGCGGCTGATCGAGACGACGCAGATGAGCCTGTGCGCGTGGGGATCGGCCTACTGGCTGCTGGAGCGCGGGCGGGGCGGGGTGCCGACCGAGATTTGGTGGGTGCGGCCCGACCGGGTGCGGGTGGTCCCGTCCGGCAAGGGCTACGTGTCGCGGTTCGAGTACCTGCCGCCGGGGGCGGTCGAGCCGATCCGGTACGCGCCGGAGGAGGTGGTCTGGCTGCGCTACCCCAATCCGCTGGAGGAGTACAGCGGGCTGTCGCCGCTGGCGGCGGCGCGGATCGCGGCCGACACCGGGTCGGCGGCGATGAAGTCGAACCGCAACCTGTTCCTGAACGGGGTGAACGCCGGGGGGATCGTGACGCCGAACGGGGGCAGCGACCTGCTGTCCGAGGGACAGGCGCAGGAGCTGGCCGACCTGTTCCGGAAGCGGATGAAGGGGGTCGACAACGCGCACCGCTGGATGGTGCTGCGGTACGACGCGAAGTTCACGCCGATGAGCATGACGCCGAAGGACGCCGAGTACCTCGGGTCGATGCGGTGGAACCTTGAGGAGATCGCCCGCGCCTACGGGGTGCCGCTCGACCTGATCGGCGGCCAGCGGACCTACGAGAACGTCGACGCGGCGATGAAGGCGATCTGGGTCAACACGGTGCTGCCGGAGGCGCGGCTGCTGGCGTCGGAGCTGACGGAGCAGTTGCTGCCGATGTTCGCGGGGCAGGCCGACGAGATCGCGTTCGACGAGTCGGAGGTCGACGTGCTGCAGGCCGACCGGCAGATCGCGTGGTCGGTGGCGCAGGGGCAGATTCAGACGGGGGCGTTGACGATCAACGAGTGGCGGGCCGAGGAGGGGCTGGACCCGTTGCCGTGGGGTGACGAGCGGTGGGTGCCGCCGGGGCTGGCGGGGGGGACGGAGGGCGGCGAGCCGGACGGCGACGAGCCGGCGGCGGACCAGACGGCGGACGGGGGCGTGCCGGAGGGCCAGACGGCGGACGCCGGGGCGTCGCGCTCGGCGGCGCGGATCGCGTACGGGTCGCCGGAGCACGAGGCGACGATGGCCCGGTTCCTCGCGTCGCTGGCCCCGCACGAGGGGCGGCTGGGGCGGGCGGTGCGGTCGCTGCTGCGGCGGCAGGAGCAGTCGATCCTGACCGCGCTCGGCAAGCGGCGGCGCGACGCGGCCGACCCGGAGGACGCCGAGCGGCTGCTGGGCGAGGTGTTCGACCTGGCGGAGTGGCGGCGGCGGTTCCGGGAGGGGATTCGGCCGGAGCTGGGCCGGGTGGCGGACGCGGCGGGGGCCGAGGCGGTCGCCAGCGTGACGGTGGGGGTGGCGTTCGACGTGCTCGACCCGGCGGTGGTCCGGGCGTTGGAGCGGCAGGCGCAGCGGTTCGCCCGCGAGGTGAACGCGACGACGTGGGAGCGGCTGAAGGCGGCGCTGGCCGAGGGGATCGAGGCGGGCGAGGGGACGGACGCGCTGGCGGGTCGGGTGCGCGAGGTGATGGGGGCGCGGATCGCGTCGGATGCGGAGACGATCGCCCGGACGGAGACGACGCCGGCGTGGACGACGGGGAACCTTGAGGGATGGCGGCAGTCGGGCGTGGTGCAGGGCAAGGAGTGGCTGGCCGCGCTGGACGAGCGGACGCGGGAGACGCACGTGGCGGCGCACGGGCAGACCGTGGGATTGGACGAGGATTTCGACGTGGGCGGCGGGTCGGGGCAGGGGCCGGGACTGATCGACGACCCTGCCGAGTCGATCAATTGTCGGTGCGTGGCGGTCCCGGTGCTCGGGGCGACCGCGTAGGACAAACGATCTGCTAGACTGCGGCCAGAACTGATCTGGCGACGCGGGTCGCCCGGCGCGGCAGGGAACTGCCGCACGGGCGGCCCTTTCGGCGTTTGGGGCGAGGCGCATGGCGATGCAGTACACGCGGGCCTACCGGTCCGAGGACGCCGAGCCGACGGGCGACGGGACGATCTCGTTCATCGCCTCCTCGGAAATCCCGGCGCGGGACGGGATGGCGATCTCCGCCGAGGGCTGGCAGCTCGACAACTTCCAGCGCAACCCGCTGGTGCTCTGGGCGCACGACTGGCTCGGCAACCGGCCGCCGATCGGCAAGGCCGAGGTCCGGGTCGACGCGAAGGCGAAGGTGCTGCGGGCGGCCATCACCTTCGACGGCGAGGACCCGTTCGCGGCGGACATCGAGCGCAAGTACCGGGAGGGGTTCCTCAACGCCGTCTCGGTCGGCTTCGACATCCTGGAGATGGACGACGGGGAGGGGTCCGGGGTCGGCCGGGCGGCAAATGGCGTGCCGACCGTGATCCGGGCGGAGCTGCTGGAGATTTCGGCGGTGCCGATCCCGGCGGACCCGCACGCGCTGGCCGAGCGGCAGCAGCGGGGGCTGGCGGAGATCGCGCACCTGCTGGACCGGATGACTGACGAGGGCGCGGGCGCGGGCGACGTGTCGGAGTTCGTTTGGCCGGGCGTGGCCGCGCTGATGGCGCGCTGCCTGCTCGACACGGACGCGGACGACGCGGAGCGCGAGCGCGAGCACCGGCGGCTGTCGCGGGCGTACCGCGACCTCGGCAAGGTGCCGCCGGAGTTCATGGCCCGGGCCGCGGTGGCGGCGCTCGACGAGGCCGACGTGCGCGGCCTGTTCGGGGCGGGCGAGGCCCGGCTGCTCGGCTGGTCCGAGCGGAAGGGGGCGGTGCTCTCGAAGGCGAACCTCGACCGGATCAAGTCGGCGAAGGAATTGCTGGAGGAGGCGATCCGCACGCACGAGAAGGACGACGGGCAGACGACGGGCGAGGACGCCGAGCGGGCGGTCCTCGTCGGGCTGGCGCGGCCGGCGGGCGCGGTCCCGCTGCTGCGGCAGTTGGCGCGGAAGGGCTAGGGCAATGGCAGAGCGGACCAACGACGAGCTGATGCAGGAC